GATTGAAGATATTAAGAATGGATCTAAAATAAAATTCGCTTATCTTAAGAAGCCTAATACTATTAACGAAAACGTAATTGCTTTTCCTCATGGACTTCCAAAAGAATTTGGACTACATCCTTACATTGATTATGAAATGCAATTTGAAAAAACATTTATCGAACCACTTGAACCAATCACTAATGCAATTGGTTGGAAGATAAAAGAAGTTGCAACGCTTGAAGATTTTTTTGTATAAAATTATGTACTTTTATAATGACTTGTGGTACAATAGACTAACAAATGGAAATAGACATATCACACATCAGACCGCCGAGAGCTAATGGTTGGGGATTCTTACCTCCGACGCAAGAAGTATTTAATATCTTACTAGACGTTAAAAAAATAACAGCGGCAGAAAAAATTATGGAAATCGGTTTTAATGCCGGACATTCGTCTACATATTTACTTGAGATATTTCCAAATGCAGAATTACACGTTATTGGTCCATCACCTAAGCATGGCAATCAAAACGTTATAAGAGGAAAATACGGTGATAGATTTAAATTTTATCAAATGACAACTGAAGCATTAAGAGATACTGGATTTAAAGAAAAATTTGATTTAACGTTCATAGACGGTAATCATTTTAGAGATTTAGTTGAAATTGATTTAGACTATAGCATTAACAAATTAAAATCTGATTATCTTTTACTCGATAACATGGAAAGAAGAAGCGTAAGAGATGCAGTATATATGTTTAATGATAAGTTAGATGTAGTTGAAAACTATACATATGTTAATACATGGAAAGGCAAAACTTCTGTTTTAGAAATGACTTTATTTTATGTACCAGATAACAATTTTTAAAAATACATTCGATAATAAAACTCATCGAACACATAAATGTGCAGATATCATATCGTTTGTTAATATGTTAAAACAATCTTCTCAGCATCCTGGTCAAAAAGGTGGACCAAACTCTTCACCGTTATTATCAATGGCAGTATATAAAGAAGGTACTACTCGATCAAATGATAACGTTGAAAAATGGTCACGTTGGGTTGCAGTTGATGTTGATGAATTAGAAGTAGATGAAAATTATTCGCAAAATCCTCTAGGGTGGGTACAGAATAAATTAAAAAATATGATTGGTGATTATTATTATGTTGTATATTCGACTGCATCAAGCAAGTTACACCAACCTAAGTTTAGAATAGTATTTCCGCTATCAGACGAAGTTGATAGAGATAGAATTAGACATTTTTGGTTTGCACTCAATACTGAAATCGAAGGATTAGCAGATAAGCAAACCAAAGATTTATCAAGAATGTTTTATGTGCCGGCAAGATATTCTGGTGCATATAACTTTTTCTTTGTAAATGAATCAGATAAGTATATAAATCCTGACGAACTAATGGCTAAACACCACTATGAAGAAAAAGATGGAAAAACATTCTTAGACAGATTACCTGAAGCAATTAGAAAAGAAGTTATTGAATATCGTAAAAGTCAATTAAATAATACTGATGTTCAATGGACTGGTTATTTAGATTGTCCTTTCTTTCCTAAACAATTAGCTACAGAGTATAAAACTATTACTGGTAGTGGTTGGTATCATAAAATGTATCAAATTATGATTGCTACTGCTGGTAATGCAATTAAAAGAGAATATCCAATTACAAGTAAAGAGATTGCAGACTTATGTCGACAACTCGATCGTGACACTGGAAATTGGTATCAAGATAGACCGCTTGAAAGGGAAGCCGATCGAGCTTTAGAATGGGTATATAAAAATGGATAAAAATCAATATACAAAACCAAAATTAAAAATGGGTATCGTAGGACATGGTTTCGTAGGTAAAGCCGTTGACTATGGGTTTGAACATCCTACCGTAGAAAAATTTTACGTAGATCCTAATTATGAAACTACTATAGATGATCTCATCGAGTGGAGACCAAACATTAGTTTTATATGTGTTCCAACTCCAATGGGTGAAGATGGTGCTATAGATCCTATCCATATATATGATTCAGTATTTAAACTGTTGAATCATAATGATGGAGGTATTGTAATTAAATCTACTGTCACTCCAGATGTAATGGAGAAGATAGTAAGGAAAGCAGGAACTATTCAAAAAATAAAAAGAATTGTGTATAATCCAGAATTTTTAACTGAAAGAAACGCAATGGAAGAATTTATTAATCCAGATTTTCAAGTTCTTGGTGGTCACCAAGAATCAACGTCTGCAGTACAAGAATGTTATAGAGTTCATTCCATTACAAACTCATGCGAATTTCATCACATGGGATTATTAGAAGCATCGTTTGTTAAATATTCAATCAATACATTCCTAGCAACAAAAGTAACATTCTTCAATCAATTATTTGATTTATGTCAAGTTACTGGTTCTAACTTTAGTTTGATTACAAGAGCTATGGCTGCAGATTCAAGGATAGGTAATTCACACATGAAAGTACCGGGTCCTGATAAGAAAAGAGGATTTCGCGGTGCATGTTTTCCGAAAGACGTAGCAGCATTTACAAATTTTGGTATGGGTCATTTAACATTACTTGAAGAAGTACAAAGAATTAATAACGAATATCGTAAACCATACGATAAAGACGAAAGAGAGGTAGCACAAAATGTCAATTATGGAGAAACTAAAGAAGAACTCCAAGGTGAACTTCAGCTCAGTGCTGAGTGAATCTGAGTTTTTCACAGAAAAAGAATTTACAAGAACAGACGTACCAATGATCAATGTCGCTCTATCGGGCGATATGGACAAAGGTCTAACTTCTGGACTAACAGTTCTCGCTGGTCCGAGTAAACACTTTAAAACTAGCTTTGCATTACTTATGGCTTCTGCTTATTTGAAGCAACACGATGATGCAGTATTACTATTTTATGATTCAGAGTTTGGTTCACCGCAATCTTACTTTGAGACATTTGGTATTGATACAAACAGAGTATTACATACACCTGTCACAAACGTAGAAGAACTTAAGTTTGATATTGTTAATCAACTTGAATCTCTTGAAAAAAATGATAAAGTTGTCATTGTTATCGATTCGGTTGGTAACCTTGCATCTAAAAAAGAATTGGAAGATGCACTAAATGAGAAATCAGTAGCTGATATGTCTAGAGCAAAAGCTCTTAAAGGCTTATTCAGAATGGTTACACCATATCTACAAATGAAAAAAGTACCACTACTTGCAGTCAATCACACCTACAAAGAAATCGGTCTATTTCCAAAAGATGTTGTAAGTGGTGGTACAGGTATCTATTATTCTGCTGACAACATCTGGATTGTTGGTCGTAGACAGAATAAGAAAGGAACAGAAGTCACTGGTTATGACTTCATCATTAAAGTGGAGAAATCACGATATGTTAGAGAAAATTCAAAGATTCCTATCTCTGTTACTTGGGAAGGTGGTATCAGCCGTTGGTCAGGTCTTCTTGATGTTGCTCTTGCCCTTGGGTTTGTTAATAAACCTAGTGCTGGCTGGTATGTTTCCGTTAATCCGGAAACTGGTGAATCGTCAGAAAAGAAAGTCAGAGAAGCAGAAACAAACACCGAAGAGTTCTGGAATCCAATCCTAGATGAAACTAACTTCAAAGAAAAAGTAAAACAAGCTTATGCAATCGATGGTAAAAGTATAGAGATTGATATTGATGAAGGTGAGTAAACACACAAAACATTGGCCTCATTTGATCGTTGATGATTTTCTTGATGAAAGAGATTTAACTCAAGTTCTTGCTTTTGCTAAAGAACATCAAGAAAAAATTAAAATTCGACGTTTTACTTGCGCGAAATATAATTGGTTTTTTGATCATACTGGAAAATTCATAAAACTTAGAATAGTCGATGAAACTTCTAGATATCCAATATGGTTACAAAATGATTCGCCAAAGTGGCCAATAGAATTTGGTGAATTTATGGCAAAAAGGTATTATAAAGACATACTGAATTTTAGAACACAATTAGGTTATAAAGATATTGCACAATATGAACCAATGTTTACTATGACTCTTAGTTATTTTGATAAAGAATTTGATTATCGTAGAAGTCACACAGATGGATTTTGGAAATTATTTTCCAGCACATTGTATGTTTCTGAAAAGAATTTAGGAACTACAATGACAAGTGATCGTTACTCTGACGACGCAATTACTGTGCCATGGAAACAAAATAGATTGCATTGTTTTGTCAGAGATTTAGAAAATACTTGGCATAATTTCAAGGCAGACGGTGAATCTGAAAGAGTAACGATCAATTTCTGTTTGAGGCCTAATGAATTTTGGGAATGGGGTGAATCAAATCCACATGGTATAAAATCAATACCCGGTAATGGTTCTGTTGACAAATACTTTGAGAAACAAAATGATTGATTTAGATAAAATAAGTGAAGGTATCCACTATGAATTGATACCAAACGAAGAAGCTGAAATAGATCAGGCTTGGAATATTCGAATATTAGAAGGAGATTTCACCGAAACTGTTATACAATTTGGTGCAGTTATGTATAATGGCGAACAAGATTGTATAAATTTTAATTATAAACTCATATCGAGTCCAGATGAAGATTTAAAGGAAGCAGATGAATCGCTTCAACAATTTGTAGGAGCTATACTAACAGATATAATAGAAAACGGTATAGCTAAAGGAACACTTGCAACACAAAAAGCAAAATTTTTAGGAAAGAAATAATGAAAGGAAAAATATTAGTAATGGGTCTGCCTGGTGCAGGTAAAACATGGCTAGCAGAAAGACTAGCTGTTGAATGGCAATGTGCTTGGTTTAATGCTGATAGAGTAAGATCTATGGCAAACGACTGGGATTTCTCTCCGGAGGCTCGGTTACGTCAAGCTGAAAGAATGAAAAATATTGCTGACTTTGAAAAAAGTAAAGGACGAAGAGTTATATGTGACTTTGTTTGTCCCACATTAGAAACACGAAAAATATTTGATGCTGATTATGTTATCTTCATTGATACAATTAAAGAAGGTCGATTTGAAAATACAAATAAGTTATTTGAATCACCTGTAGGTTATGAAAGTAACATGTGGAGAGTAGACAAATATTATTCTGATGACGAAATTAAACAGATGGCTAAAAAGATTAGTCATATTATCGATGCAGTCAGTTAGAATATCAATTTATAAGACTTTGACATGGAGAGTGTTAGCAACTGTTGTTACATTCTGTGTGGCATATTTTATAACAGGTAATACCATTGCAAGTCTCAGTATCATGGGTATTGATGGTGTGATTAAGATGGTATTTTATTATTTACATGAGAGATTTTGGAATCTCGGAGGAGAACTATAATGGATTGGTCAAGACCAACAGTTCAAATGCTAGGCAGATGGCAGCCATGGCACGATGGACACACAGAACTATTTAAAAGATGCCACGATAAAACAGGACAAGTTGCTATCATGGTAAGAGATGTTGGTGGTAAGAGTGCAATGGTAAAAGGACAAGAAGATAATCCTTTCGTATTTAATGATGTAAGACGAAGAATCAAAAGTCGTTTAGTACAAGAAGGCTATGTTCCTGATGAGGACTTTGAAGTTATTCTTGTACCTAACATTGTTGATATTAGTTATGGTCGTGGTGTAGGTTATACATTTACAGAACATGATTTAGGCACAAAGGTACATGATATCAGTGCAACTAAAATACGTGAAGGAATGCGAGAACGAGGTGAACTATAGTTGTACATCTAAACTCAATTGTGGTATAATAGCTGAATGAATATAAATCTTGAACAAACAATCTTAAAAAATATTCTTACTGACGAAAAGTTTATGCGTAAAGTATTACCTTTCGTTAAGCCAGATTATTTTGAAGGCGTGTATCGACAATTGTTTAAAGAGGCTGGTAAGTTTGTAGCTAAGTATAATAAACTACCTAACCTTGAAGCTTTTAAAATTGAAATAGATGAATCAACATCTTTTAGTGAAGAGCAGTATAAACATGCTATCGAAATTCTTCCTATTATATTCCAATCAGAAAAAACAGACCAAGCTTGGCTAGTTGATCAAACCGAGAAGTGGTGTCAAGATCGTGCTATTCATAACGCGATTATGGAATCTATTACAATTATTGATGGCAAGCATCAAAAGCTAACGAAAAATGCTTTGCCTGATTTATTAACAAAAGCGTTGGCGGTGTCGTTTGATACCAATGTCGGTCACGACTACTTAGAAAATGTAGATGAACGGTATGAATTTTATCATGAGCAAGAGGATCGGATTCCATTTGATTTGGAATATTTCAATCTGATCACAAAGGGAGGGCTACCGAATAAGACCCTCAATATCGTTCTAGCAGGGACTGGCGTAGGTAAATCATTATTTATGTGCCACTGCGCCGCCAACGTCTTAACTCAGGGTCGAAACGTTTTGTATATCTCTATGGAAATGGCAGAGGAACGTATCGCCGAAAGAATCGATGCTAACTTATTGAATATACCTATTAGTCAAATTGAAAACCTTGCAAAAGAAGATTATACAAATAGAGTGTATGATATCGGTAAAAGAACAAATGGTAAGTTGATCATTAAAGAATACCCAACTGGTGCAGCTAATACTTCTCACTTCCGCGCTTTACTTAACGAACTCAAATTGAAAAAGAACTTTATACCAGAAATGATCTTTATTGATTACTTAAACATATGTTCATCGTCAAGAATGAAATCAATTGGTGGTTCTATTAATACTTATTCTTATATCAAAGCAATTGCAGAAGAAATACGTGGTCTTGCTGTAGAATTTGCAGTACCTATTATGTCTGCAACGCAAACTACACGTTCTGGCTTTAGTAATTCTGATCCTGGACTCGAAGATACTTCAGAATCATTTGGTCTACCTGCAACAGCAGATTTAATGTTTGCTCTTATATCAAACGAAGAACTTGATAATCAAAACCAAATTATGGTAAAACAATTAAAAAATAGATATAATGATCCAACGCAATATAAAAGATTTGTAATTGGTGTTGATCGATCTAAAATGAAACTTAAAAATATTGTTGATGCAGAAAAGAATCTTGTTAACGATCAGCCTGATACAGGTCCAGTATTTGATAATAGCAAATACGCAGCAAGAACAAGACAAGACAATCTTAAAAATTTAGTAACTTAATAGGGTATAAATATAACATGACTCCATTAGATTATACAATTTTCACTCTACTTTGTATGATAGGTTCATACTGGTGGGGATGGAAAAAAGGTGATTGGTCAGGCTCAGTTGGTATGACACATAAATTTCTAAAAGCCTTACATGAGATGGGAATATCTTGTGAAGTCGAAGGCAGAGATGTCTATATTATTTCAGCAGTTTTAGATAAAAAAATTAAAGTTGAGAAAGACGACGATGACTCTAGAAGTTAAACTTAATAAACCAGAAGAAACTTTAAAAGAATTACAAGACACATTTGGTGATGGATATACATGCACAAAAGTGATACGTGACGATGGCACAATCGCAATAGAGTGTACAAGAAATGAGCGAAATACAAATAAACAATCAGAAGTTCTTACAGAAACTTGAAGATCTAAAAGACGATTTTTTTAGTAAGTCTGATTATAATAATCCTAAGTATCGTGTAGCTAGTGATAATTGGAATAAATGTCACGTAGAAGATTTCTATTGTGGAAGAACATATTTAGAATATTTACTTCGTAATCAAGAATCTCATCCTGGATATCCAGAAGAACACATGGCTCAACCTATAAGTCGAATGGTTGATATTGATCCTGAAATATGGACAGAGTATAGAGATAAAGCAAGAACAAAATTCTGTATTGAAATTGGTGCACAACATGCTGCTCTTACTAACTACTATCCACCTGGTGGATTTGTTGGTTGGCATACAAATTGGGATGCATGTTGTTATCAAGTATTGTTTACTTGGTCACGAACTGGCGAAGGATATTTTCGCTATTACGATAAAGAAAATGATGAAATAATTGAAATTGAAGATAAGCCTGGCTGGCAAGCCCGTCATTTCTATTTTGGTAGAAAAGACGAATATAAACATCATTGTTGGCATTCGGCATACACTTGGACAGAGCGAATCACGCTCGCTTATAAGTTTGATAATGGTGGTATAGAATCATCTCACGATAAAACAGCAAGAATGCTGAGAGATCAACTTATAGAGGAGATAGAATCCGATGAATAAAAACGATATTTTTATATTCCTATCAGGAATGATTACACTTGTGTTTATTTACTTTTTAATGATAGTAGACGCAAAATTAAACAGTGCAATGGGTGATACACTTGTACCTGACTCATTGCCTACAGAATCACTTATTATGGTACATGATATAGAAACAGATGAAGATTATGAAATACCTTTTTATGATGCTCCTGTTGAAGTACCATTATACTCACCAGATACTTTAGAATGTATGGCACTGAACATAGATCATGAAGGAAGGGGTGATAACTACGCTGGTAAAGTCGCAGTGTCAGATGTAGTTTTAAATCGTGTAAACGATACACGTTATCCAAATACTATTTGTGATGTAATATACCAAGGTG